AGCTGGTTTGCTGTAGAAATACCTACACTACCTGCTTTTGAGATGGAAACACTTATGACTGTACTTATGGGTATGCTTGGTCTTGGTGGTCTTAGAACATTTGAAAAAGTAAAAGGTAAAACAAAATGAATCTAGTTGAATTTAAAGAACAAATTGTTATTGATGAAGGAATTAAATATAAAATATATTTAGATCATTTAGGCCTACCTACGTGTGGTATTGGTCATTTAGTTACTAAAGATGATCCTGAACATGGAATGCCTGTAGATACAGAAATTAGTATGGAGAGAGTTGATGAGTGTTTTGTGCAAGACATCGAAACGGTATTGGAAGATTGTGTTAAACTCTATGATAATTTCTACGAACTACCCGAAGAAGTACAACATATAATTGCTAATATGATGTTTAATATGGGTCGTCCTCGACTCAGTAAATTTAAAGGTATGCGTAAAGCTATAGATAAACAGGACTGGCAAAAAGCGGCAGATGAAATGGTTGACAGCCGCTGGTATAAGCAAGTAACTAACAGAGCAGAGCGACTAGTTAATCGTATGCGTGCTGTAGAAAACGCCCTATAAGGGGAAAAACGTTCACTATAGTATAAGAGGTTAACTAATGAGAAACACGACTTATTCAGGCCCATCGATGCCTATATCAGAAGAAATCGATCAAATGAAATACCGACTGCAAGATGAAGATTTTGATGGTAAAATTAAACGTATTGCTAGAGCATTATCTGATGGAATAGAGCATCAGTATCAGCTAGAAGACATTCTAGGTAATATGCGTTTTCTTCCTGCTGGTCGTGTTCAAAACGCTATGGGTAGTCCTCGGATTACTACTGCTTATAATTGTTTTGTATCGGGAATTATTGAAGACTCAATGAATAGCATTATGGAAAGAGCTTGTAATGCTGCAGAAACAATGAGACGGGGAGGCGGCATTGGGTACGATTTTTCTCGTATTCGTCCTAGGGGCGATCTTATTAAATCTCTTGATTCTAAATCTAGCGGCCCTGTCAGTTTTATGGGCATTTTTGATTCTATATGTCAAACTATCGCGTCAAGTGGACATCGCCGTGGAGCGCAAATGGGCGTACTCCGTGTCGATCATCCTGATATTTTTGATTTTATTCGAGCTAAGCGTAATAGCGATAAGCTTACTGGCTTTAACATCTCAGTGGGAATTACTGACAGGTTTATGGAGTGCTTAGAATCAGGTAAACCGTTTCCACTTGAATTTGAAGGACATATTTATAAAGAAATTAATGCCCAAGAACTCTGGGATGAGATTATGGAGTCAACTTGGGATTGGGCAGAGCCTGGAGTTTTATTTATTGATAGAATAAACGATAATAATAACTTATGGTACTGCGAAAAAATAGAAGCAACTAATCCTTGTGGTGAACAACCACTACCTCCTTTTGGTGCTTGTCTTCTTGGTTCATTTAATTTAACACAGTATGTTAATGAAATAAATGGATTTGATTATTTTCAATTTGAGGAAGACATTAAGCACGTAGTAAGAGCTATGGATAATGTTATCGATAGAACTATTTACCCATTAAAGGAGCAAGAGGATGAAGCAAAAAACAAAAGAAGAATGGGACTTGGAGTTACAGGACTTGCCAATGCTGGCGAGCTATTGGGATACCCATATGCTTCAGATGAATTCCTTACTTGGATGGCTACCGTGTTCGAAACTCTTAGAGACGAAACATATAGAACATCCTCTGAGCTTGCGAAAGAAAAAGGAGCTTTCCCACTCTTTAATGAACAATATTTAGAAGGCGAATTTATTAAATCGCTAAGCCCAGATGTTTATGCTTCTATTAAAGAAAACGGAATTAGAAACAGTCACTTAACTTCAATTGCGCCTACAGGCACGATTAGCCTGTGCGCAGATAACGTATCAGGAGGAATTGAACCTGTCTTTAGTCATTACTACGATAGAACTATCCAGACCTTTGATGGACCAAAGGTTGAACGAGTTGAAGATTATGCTTACTCAATGGGGGTTAAAGGTAAAACAGCTAACGAAACAAACGTACAAGCC